AGACGGTGAGAGAGAATTAGCCTGTCTAGTAGCAGACGACTTAAGCGGTGTTAAGATTGAGGACAACACTTTAGATTTAATCTACCAGGGTAGGGAAGTACAATTACTCTTCTCAACATCTAAAAGCGCAGGATATGCTTACGGATATGTATGTGTAGCTTTAGAGTCAGTGGAAGAGACGGCTAACAACTTTGAGAGAACCTTTGTATTTGGGAGAGAAGAAGATGAGTAAGACTAATTTAATAGCAGCAGTTAAAGCTTTTGTTATAACTTTGGCTTTATTTCTAGGACTTGGAGTAGTTTTTTTAGTGTTCGCTATAGCAACAGGTTTTTTTGGTATAGAGGCGGTGCTAGGGATGGTATTATTCTTTATGGTTTTTTATTGCGTATTCCAAGAGATAGGAGCGAAACCAGAATAATGAGCAAAGGTAGCGGAAGAAGAAAAGAAAACACCAAACAAGTAGAAGAGAACATAAATAAGGTTAAGTTTGGCACATTAAAACCATCGAGAGAGTGGGAAGTTAAGAAGCCAAATGCAAATAAGAATGATTCGCATTCTCAATAAGTTAAAGTTATATCAACATGAATAAAGGTGGAGCGCCTAAAGGCAATCAGAACGCAGCTAAGGGCAGGCAAGCAACGCAAGCCCTAGAGATAGCCTGTGCCATTCATTCAGGTGAGAGAGACTTAGAGAGCGTTGTAGAGGGTAACGGAATGAAGACCCTCGTTAAGCTATGGCTTAAACAGATAGAAGATGCTCAAGAGGAAGGAGACGCGGCTAAAATGAAGCTGATTACTGAGCGATTAGATGGCAGACCAAGGCAGGCAGTCGATATAGGTGGGCAAGATGAGAATCCATTATTAGCTGAGGTGAGAAGAACTATTGTCGATACTGGAAATAAAGACAGCTAGAGCTTTCAAGCCATTACTTGAGCCTGCTAGATACAAAGGCGCTCATGGTGGAAGAGGTAGCGGCAAGTCTCATTTCTTTGGTGAGATGCTTATCGAGGACTCACTACTAGAGAAAGGATTGCTATCGGTTTGTATTAGGGAAGTACAGAAGTCACTTAAAGACTCAGCTTATCGATTACTTTGCAATAAACTGTCAGACTTTGGCTTAGGCGAGAAAGACGGTTTTAAGATATATCAGGATAGAATCCAAACCCCTGGCGATGGGGTAATCATATTCCAAGGTATGCAAGACCACACTGCTGAGAGTATCAAGTCATTAGAAGGCTTTAAGAGAGCATGGGTAGAGGAAGCGCAGACACTTAGTAAAACATCATTAAAGCTATTAAGACCAACTATCCGAGCACCTGAGTCTGAGCTGTGGTTTAGCTGGAATCCTCGATTTAACACTGACCCTGTAGACGCTATGTTTAGGGAAGGTCAGCCACCCACTAACTCGGTGTGTATTCAGGCTAATTACTCAGAAAATCCGTGGTTTCCTAAAGAGCTAGAACAGGAAAGGCTAGATTGCTTAAGAGATGACCCTGACCAGTATGGACATATTTGGGAAGGTGACTATGTAACGGTAGCCGAGGGCGCTTACTTCGCTACTCATATAGCTGACCTTAAGAAGCGAGGAGGCATTACACCTATTCAGCCTGACCCATTGCTCCCTATTAAGATATTTGTCGATATAGGCGGCACAGGAAGGCAGTCAGACGCTTTTAGTATGTGGGCGTGTCAGTTTGTAGGGCATGAAATGAAATGGCTAAACTACTACGAGGCGCAAGGGCAAGAGTTAGCTAACCATTTAGATTGGTTAAGAGAGTGGGGTTATACACCTGCTAGGGCGCATATCTATCTGCCTCACGATGGCAAGACACATGATAAAGTCTATAGCGTTAGCTATGAATCAGCCTTTAAGAGTGCAGGTTATACAGCTACAGTTATTCCTAATCAGGGTAAGGGAGCGAGCAAACAGAGGATTGAAGCGGCTAGAAGATTATTTCCTACAATGTGGTTTGACCCTAAGTGTGAAGAGGCTGGATTAAAGGCTCTCGGGTGGTATCATGAGAAGAGATGTGATATAAGGGGAATTGGTTTAGGAGCTGAGCACGACTGGTCTAGTCACGCTGCTGACTCCTTTGGTTTAGGGTGTGTTGTTTACAAAACTCCTGTGACCAAAAAGGCTAAGAATAAGAAGCCGAGAATTAACATTGCATAACGAAAGAGACGAGATATTAAGAGAGATTACTGAGCTAAAGCGTGAGGGAAGAGAGACGGGAGCGCTTGTGGCTAGACTAATAGAGATAGATAAAAAGTCTAAGCCTAACAAGAAACCTAAAATAAATACTCCCTAACTATGGCAAAACTTACAGACGCAGATATAAAGAATATCGTAGAGGCAGAAGAGCGCCAAGCAATAGATTATGAAGGCGAGATAGCCGAAACCCGCGCTAAGTTAATGGATTACTATAACTGCCTTCCTTATGGTGATGAGGTCGAAGGTCAGAGCCATGCAATTAGCTCAGATGTAAGCGACACTGTAGAAACCTTGATGCCTGGACTCATGCGAGTCTTCACACAAGGCAGGTTAATAGGACAATTTGAGGCAGACGAGGAAGCTTATGAGGAAGAGGCTGAGCTAAAGACTGAGCTTAGTAACTATGTATTTCAGAAGCAGAACAATGGCTTTCTTGTATTAAATACCATGTTTAAAGATGCCCTCTTACAATTGAGCGGCACGGTTAAAGTTTATTGGGATGAGACAGAAGATAGCGAGGTTACTAAATACCGTGGATTGAGTGCTGAAGAGCTAAAGGTATTAGAGGCTGAGGACGGTGTAACTGTTGAGGAAGTTGAGAAAGTCGAAGAGGATGGACTTGTTACTTACAATGCTGAGAAGGTAACGATTAAGAAAAAGGGCTGCGTTAAGTATGATAATGTACCACCCGAAGAGTTTCTAATATCTCGAAGTGCTAGAAACTTTGTAGACAGACCTAGCTTTATAGGTCAAAGGTCACCTAAGACACGCTCAGACTTAATCAAGATGGGCTATGACAGAAAGATAGTACAGGGCTTACCTGCTGACGATTACTTCAAAGACTCAGAGGAAAGGAATGCTAGATACTTCAAATACAATCAATGGTCTACTACCAACCCTTCAGAACATCACCCTAACGATATTATCTTTGTGGGTGAATATTATTTGAATATAGACATGAACCAGGATGGGGTTTGTGAGTACTACCAAATTATTTATGCAGGCGAGCAAATCCTTAAAAAGCAGCAAGTAGATGACCATCCCTTCTGCACTGTTGTACCTGTGCCTGTATCTCACAGAGCTATTGGTACATGCCCTGCTGAGCAAGTAGCTGACCTTCAGTATCGTAAATCTCACTTAGAACGTAATATGTTTGATAACGTTTATCAGACTAACTACCCGAGAGTCATGCACTCTAACAAAGTTGACCTTGATGACCTATTAACCCCTAGAGCGGGTGGTACTATCGAGATTGACACAGAGCTTGGCGATGTAGGTGGACACGCTCAGCCACTTGTAATACCTAATATGATAGGCGATATATTGCAGGCTATCGAATACACAGACACAGCTAGAGAGACGCGTACAGGCGTTACTCGATACACTCAAGGTCTTAACCCTGAAGCGTTGAATAAGACAGCTACAGGCTATCTAGGCATGATGGACGCTAGCCAGCAGAGAGAGTACCTAATAGCTAGGCTATTCGCTGAAACTGGCGTTAAGCATATCTTTGAAAAGACAGTATCATTATTAGCTAAGTATCAAGACACACCTATGCAGATTAAGGTGAGTGGTCAGCCTTTAGAGATTAACCCTGTTGAGTGGAGTGGTCATACAAGATGCTCTATTCATGTAGGTTTAGGCTCAGGCGATAGACAAGAAAAAATAATGAATCTTAATCAAGTCTTACAGAATCAAATGATGTTTATGCAGAGTGGTTTGGTATTAAGTGACCAAGCTAAAGTCTATAAGACAATGGAGAAGATTATTGATGAGGTAGGTTTAAAAGATGCCTCAACTTATTTTAATAACCCTGAGACTGATGTAGAGACGCTACAAGCGCAGAATGAGCAGTTAATGGGCATGGTGCAGCAGTTACAAGCACAAGCGCAGCAGAATCCACTAGCAGAGGCTGAGATGGTTAAGGTGCAAGGTGATATAGCTACTAAGCAGATGGTAGAGCAGAATAAAGCACAACAATTCATGCTTAAGATGCAGCAAGAGCAGGAAGAGTTTAGAAAAGAGTTTGCAAGAAAAATGACAGAGCTAGAGCTTAAATATCAAACGGACGTACCAGGAAGCACAGTATGAGCAAAAAAAGAGAGGGCGAATTGAGAAAGCAAATAGGTGAGGGATTCGAGGCTAAGAGAATATTAGACAACCCTTTAGTAGTTGAATACTTTGAGAATGCTAGAGGGGGAATTATGCAGCGATTGCAGACAGCAGATGTAGATGAGGAGCAAGAGAGGGAGCTAGTTAGAATGCTGAAAGTAATGGCGCATTTTGAGCGAGACTTCACAAAGAAGATAAAGAGCGGCAATAAAGCCGAAAACTTACTAGCACAACTATTTAAGAGGTAGAACATGAACGAAAGGTCAGAATTAGCGAAAGCTGCAAAGAGTTTATTATCTGAGCCACCAAGCGAGCTAGAACAGCCACCCGCAGACAGTGGAGCAGAAGCACAGGAAGTGCAGGTAAAAGAGCAAGATGCTGCACCAAAGGCACAGGAAGCAAGTCAGGAAACACTAGAGAATAGTGACACAGAAGACGCGCCTAATATGCACAAGGTCAAGATAGATGGCGAAGAGGTAGAGGTGGATTATGACGAATTGCTTAAGGGCTACTCGCGTGAATCACACTACCAAAAGAAGTCTAAAGAGCTTTCTAAAGAAAGAGATGATTTTACTTTAAAAGCTAAAGAGCTAGAAGATAGCATTAACGATGCTCAATTAGTTATAAATGATGAGACTGCCAAACTTAACAGTGCAGAGATGCGTGAGTTAAGGGAGGACGACCCTGAGCAATACTTAAGAGAGGTCGAGCGCATAGAAAACAAAGTTGAGAAATTCCAAAAGCTAAAAGAAAAGCAGCAAGCAGAAGCGCAACAAAAAGAGCAAGCACGAATTGCCAAAGAGCGTGAAGCACTTTTCGAGGCTTTCCCTCACTGGAATGGTGATGAGGAAGTCATGGGCAAGGAATCGGGCGAGCTATTAAAAACACTAGGCGACTTAGGTTTTAGTGAGACTGAATTACAGGAAATCACAGACCATAGGTTATTTGTGTTAGCTAGCAAGGCAAATAAATTTGATAAAATCGACTCAGTAGATTTAGAGAGCAAAAAAATAACTGAAAAACCCGCCTCAGTTAAGCCTAACGCTAAAGGGCAGAATGATGTGAGTGAAAGCAAGTCTAAAAAGGATGCGCTTTATAAAACGCTTAGAACAGGCTCATTGCGTGACGCTTCTAAGGCATTAACACAAACTTAAAATAAAGGTGGCTTAAAATGGCTTTACCAGGACAAACTTGGACTAGCTTCTCTAGTATCGGAAATAGAGAAGACCTAGCAGACGTAATTTATAATATTTCTCCGATGGACACACCATTCCAAAGCGGAGTGGACAAAGTATCAGCTAGTGCTGTTTACCATGAGACACAAACAGACGAGCTTCGTGCTGCGGCTGCTAACATCTCTTTAGAAGGTGATGACGCTACAGGTGCTACTCTTTCTCCCTCTACTCGAATTGGTAACTATTGCCAAATTCTTGAGGAGACTGTTGTTGTATCTGGTACTTCTCGCAGCATTGACCAAGCAGGTCGCGCTGACGAATACTCTTACCAAACTGTTAAAAGCGGTAAGCAGCTAAAGAGAGACTTAGAGCTAGCTCTTACTCAGAACCAAGCTTCTAGTGCTGGTGGTATTGGCACAGGTCGCTCAATGGCTTCTGTTGAGTCATGGTTGGCAACTAACAAGACTACTCAAGGCTCTTCTGCTGGTGGTGCTACTACTGCGGGCTTCGCCTCTGGTGTTGTTGCTGCTCCTGTAGACGCTTCTACTGCTGCTACTTTCACTAAAGCAAACCTTGATGCTGTTATTCAAGCTTGCTGGACTGAAGGCGGTGAGCCTACTGTAATTATGGTTGGTCCATATAACCGTACTAAGGTTAGTGGCTTCTCAGGTATCTCTACCTTAGAAACTACTGCTGAGGCTACTGGTGAAGTTGCGCTAATTGGTGCAGTTGATATGTATAAGTCTAACTTTGGTATCTTGAAGGTTGTACCTAACAGATTCCAACGTGACCAGACCGCTCTAGTACTAGACATGAATATGTGGGCTATTGCTGAGCTTCGACCTATGCAGATGAACTCTCTAGGTAAAACTGGCGACAACGACAAAGCTCAATTGCTTTCTGAATGTACTCTTGTTTCTCGAAATGAGAAGGCTTCGGGAAAAGTAACTGACTTATCTACTAGCTAGTAAGTAAATAGATAGGGGTGGCTTAGGCTGCCCCTTATCTTTTTGGGGGAGATATGACAAGACGTTTAATAGATTACAATCCTTATTCGCAAGAGGCGACCTATCACCATTATGACCATGCTACGGGCATGACTCATATCGAGACAGTGCAAGAAACACGCGCTATCAATAAAATCCTAGACAGTAACAAAGCTGTTTCTAACGCAGGTCACAACTCTACTAAGGGAGACTACTGGCATTTTGCGACTATACCAAATGCAGTTATAATTAAGCTTAAGAATGAGAAAGGAATTGACATATTTAACAAGGATGACTTACCAAAACTTGAAACGCTAATACAGCGTGACCCTGAGTACAGATATTTAAGACGATATTAAGAGAGGAATATGGAAGAGGAGCTACTAAGAGCTAAATCATTAGCAGAGTCTGAGCCTGATGAGGCTATGCGTATTTGTTGTGATGTGCTTAATCAAGACCTAGATGGATTAGACGGGCAAAGAGCCTTGTTTATGATAGGCTTCATTATGATGGAAGCTAGGCGCTATGGTTTTGCTTATCAGATATTTAAACGCTGTGCAGATGTAAACCCAAAAGTATCTGAAATCTACTCTAACATGGGTATGTGCTTAGAGCCTACAGACGCGCATGGTGCAGTGAGGTTATTCCAAAAGGCTTACCAATTAAGACCAGATAACTCTCACGCATACGCTAACGAGGCATTGATACACTTACAAACGGGCAGACCTGATAAGTGCATTACATTAAGCGAGAAAGCTTTAGAGTATGAGCCTGACTTAATGAGTGCTAAACATAATCTAGGCTTAGCTCAGATTATGGAGAGGGATTTTAAAAGCGGGTGGGCTAATTACTTTGACACGCTAGGCGTAAAGCAGAGAAAGAAAAGAGACTACGGTCTACCTGAATGGGATGGCAAGGCTAAAGGCGAGGTAGTTATCTATGGCGAGCAAGGTGTAGGTGATGAGGTTATGTTTGCCTCTTGTCTAGCCGATGTGCAAAAGACTAATAATGTTATCTTAGACTGCGACAAACGCCTTGAGGGGCTGTTCAAGCGTAGTTTTGACTTCCCTGTTTATGGCACTCGATTTAAGAAAGAAACGCCTATACTGGACAACCACAGCCCTCAGTACCAGATAGCGATGGGACAATTGCCTCACTTCTATAGGAATGATGAGGATTCATTTCCAGGCACTCCCTATTTAAAGCCTGACCCTGAATTAGTCATTAAATGGAATGCTCTGTTTGATACCTTCAAGGGTAGGAAAATTGGCGTAGCGTGGAGTGGTGGACTACCTGAAACAGGATTAAAGAGACGCACACTAGACCCCTCAGACTTTGAGCCTTTATTCAACGATGAGGATACTTTTATCTGTTTGGAGTACAAAGAAGTAAGTAATGAAATCCTTGATAAATACAATCTTAAATACTATCCGAGGTCAGTGGGTAAAGGACAGGATATTGATGAGCTTGCAGGTATTATTGCTTGTCTCGATGTTGTTGTTACCGCTTGTACCACTGTGGTTTATATTGCGGGTGCTCTTAATATCCCCTGTGTGGTATTAGTGCCTAGAGAAGCGGGTTATCGCTACCATAGTCATGGTCAATTCCCGTGGTATAATTCTGTGGAGCTAGTAAGACAGAGAAACAGTTGGAAAAAGACAGTTAAAGAAGCTGTAAAGATTGCAAATAAAAGAGGGGGTGTTAAATGCCTGTGACGGATTTGGCGCAGTATATAATTGATAAGTTTCTACATCAGCCCTATAAGGTAATCAGTGTTTTTACTTATCCTGACAGGCTAGAGGCTGGTATAAGAATGACTGACGGCAGGCTGGTTTTTGTTGATGGACTATTTGCTGCTAAACTTAAAGAGGCGCAAAGAGGAGGCGTTAAGTGTTAAAAATTATGATTGGTTACGACCCCGCAGAGACTGTGGCTTATCACGTCTTATGCCATTCAATTATGCGACAGGCTAAGGGTGAGGTAATGTTTTGCCCTATCAACAAGAGAAATATTCCACAGTTTACAAGAGGCATCGAGGACGGTAGCACAGAGTTTAGCTTCTCGCGCTTCTTAACCCCTTATCTAGCAGGCTATCAAGGTCAAGCTATCTTTATGGATTGCGATATGTTGGTAAGGGGTGATATATATGACGTTTTAAAACACTGTGACTTTAACCATGACGTATTTTGTGTGAAGCATGACTACACGCCAAAGACTGAGGATAAGTTTTTAGGCAATAAGCAGCATCTTTATCCTAAGAAAAACTGGTCTAGCTTTATGGTATTTAATTGCTATAAGGAAGGCAGTAAGAGATTAACTGTTGATGCGGTTAATAACGAGTCGGGCGCATACTTACATCAATTAAAATGGGCTGATTCTGTAGGCGAATTGCCCGTAGAATGGAATCACTTGGTAGGTGAGTATGAGCCTAATCCCGATGCTAGAGTGATACACTACACACTAGGCACTCCATGCTTTCAAGGTTATGAAGAGCAAGAATGGGCTAATGAGTGGGAACAAGAATTCGATTTAATGGTATGGAGTAAATAAAATGGCAGCTAAAAAGAAAGTAGTTAAAAAACCTGTAGCACAGAAACAGCCACCTAAGAAGTATTATGACATTTTGCATCATGAAGACCCTCAAGCGTTAATCGCTGAAGTAGAGCGGTGGATAGATAAAGGCTGGCGACCTGTAGGCGGTGCTAACTTTTCGCCTGATGGTTATTTTCAGTCAATCACAAAGGTGCGCTAATGACTACCATCACAGAGGAATATAGGGAAGAAATGAAAGCTCTGCATGAGAAGAGTGGTGATGGCTTTGGTGTTGCCTCTACTCACTTTGCACCTGTTGTATCTAAGCTTATCAATGAGCTTAATATTACTGACGTTTTAGACTATGGAGCGGGTAAGGGTTTATTAGCTAAATGCTTAAAAGTAGACCATGATGTAGAAGTACATCATTACGAGCCAGCAGTAGAAGAGTGGGCTGCTAAGCCTGATTCTCACCAGTTAGTATGTTGTTTAGATGTGCTTGAGCATATCGAGCCTGAGTTAATAGATGAGGTGTTAGACGACTTAGTGCGTTGTACCGAATTTTTTGGTATATTTAGCATACATACGGGCGCGGCTAAGAAGTTTCTAAGCGATGGACGAAATGCCCACCTAATCCAAGCCCCTGCAACATGGTGGCTACCTAAAATCATGCAGCGCTTTGAGTTACAAGTATTTAGCGCTCATCCTAACGGCTTTTATGTCGTGGTAAGAAAATATGGCACTTAGCAACTATAACGAGCTTAAAACAGCTCTAACTGATTGGGGAAAGAGAGGAGACGCAGACGGTAAACTAGATACATTCATTGACTTATGCGAGTCAGAGATGTGGCACGGCTCAGCTATGGAGGGGCTAAACTCTGAGCCTTTACGCATTAGGCAGATGGAAACAAGAGCCACGGGCAACCTGTCAGGGCGTACATTAGCCTTACCTAGCGACTTTTTGGAGTCTCGTAAGCTAAGATTAACCACAAACCCGCCTAGAGAGCTAACATTTCGCACTACTGAGGCGCTAAACATTGATTCTACTAACGGAATCCCCACAGATTACACGATTACAGACCAAATAGAGTTTAATCGCACCCCTGATAGCACTTACGGGTATGAATTAACCTATTATCAGTCATTAACAGCCCTTTCAGGCGCTAATCAGACCAATGCAGTGATAACTAATCACCCTAATGTGTATTTATACGGTGCTTTATCACACTATTTCGACTGGGCGCAGAATATAGAGCAGTCAATGAAGTATAGACAGATGTTTGTCTCTGCAATCAAGAACGCAAACAAGTCTAGCCGCAAAGGACGCTACCCCTCAGCTAAATCTATGAAGCGAGAAGCGCCTACTCCATGATAGTTGATTATAATTTCAGCCCTATTATTGGTAGCGATAGGTCTACACAGTTTGACCCTGCCACTATTAGAAATGTCTTTATCACAAAGGCAGATGCTAGTGGGCGTATAGGTTGGCATGACTTTCCTGGACTTAAAAAGATAAGCACAGACACCTCCCCCGAGCGTGGAATGCACGAAATGAGCAGCGAGAGGTATTTAGTCACAGGCACAACTCTTTACAAGGAGTCGAGTAGTGGTGTAAGAACCACCATAGGCTCTATTGTAGGCTCAGCTAGGTGTACCTTTGCAGACGATGGCACTAATTTGCTTATTGCTAATGGTGAGGGTGGGAAAGTCTATAAATACGATGGCACAACATTAACAGACCACACTAGCACTCTATCAATAACAAATCCTAGATGGGTAGACTTTTTCTATGATACTTTTCTAGCAGGTAATGATACGACTTTAGCCACATCTAATAACGGTGATGTAGATACATGGAATAGTTTAAACATTACACCTACTGACCAAGAGTCAGACAAAATGGTTAGAGGTTATGTGTTTCAATCTATCCTCTATGCTTTTTGTGAGAAGAGTACAGAGAATTGGTTATTCACAGCCTCAGGCAATCCCCCTATATCTCGTAGAGGCTCATCTTCTAGCGCGATAGGCATAGCAGGGCGCTACGCGGTGGCTAACAGTGATTCATACTTATACTGGCTAGGTGATGATAGGAGGGTGTACAAAGGCTCAGGCGGCTCTGCAATTCCTGTCAATACGGCTTCTGTATCGAGCATTATAGACGGCTATAATTTCGTAGCTGATTGCATAACTTCCTCTTTCATATTGAAGGGGCAAGTATTTGTCATGTTTAAGTTTCCACAAGAGGGTGACTGTCTTGTGTATTCAGAGACTAATGATTACTGGATTCCCCTCTCAAGTGGCACTGACAGGTATACGAGAGCAGGTTGGTATGGTAACGCTATACATAATGTTTACGGGAAAAACCTATCTTTAGATGCTGTAGATGGGCATACCTATGAGCTAGACTTTGATACTTTAACGGATAATGGCGACACAAGACTAAGAATATTAACAGGCAATCCTATAACAGGCGCTGTAATAGGTAAGCCACAAAATCAAATAAGTGTAGACGCTATCCACATCCCTATGCAGCGCGGTGTGGATTTAACAACAGGACAAGGTTCTACTGCTCAGATAATCTTTGAGTTAAGCCCTAACGGTGGGCAGATATTTAACAGACAGGATTTAGTAAACATTGGCGCTTATGACAATAAGGTAATACTTCACCAATTCTGCACAGGCTATGAGATTGTGCCTAGAATTATGATTAGTGACCCTGTGCCTCTAACTGTATTTACAGGTGGCAGTGTTAGCGTATCGGATGCGGGGTATTAAATGAGTACAACAGTAGAAGAATTAGGCTATCAGGAATTAGATAGATTTATACAAACAGGCTCTGAGGAGGACTTAGAAGCTTGCTTAAAATATATATATGAAATGCTTAGACAATTACAGAAAGAGAGCGACATTGATACTTAACCCATTTATAGGTTAAAATCAAGCAAATAATAACATCGAGGAGGGTGAGATTATTTGAGGTAAGACATGGGTTGGGGTTTAGGCAGTATAGGCGACTTTATTGGCAACTTAACGGGTGCTAATGCAGCAGATGCAGCAGGTAGAGCTGGCAGATTACAAGCAGATGCGGCAGAAGAGTCTGCTGATATTCTATCAGGAGCGGCTACAGAGGCTGCTGGCGTACAGGAAGGCACTCTAAGAGGTGCTTTAGCACAGACAGAAGGACTAACATCACCCTATCGGCAGTTAGGCACAGACAACATACAAGGGTTTCAGAATCTAATTTCTAACCCTATGGGCTTCCTTGAAAATAATCCTATGTTTAATGCTGCAATCGCTCAACAGAGCGAAGGTATTAAGAATCTTCAATCCTTATCAGGTAAGGCAGGCTCAGGTGGCACAGTAGGTCAATTATTCCAAAACTACCTAGCTACAGGTAATGAGCAAATAAATCAGCAGTACAATAGACTCTTATCCCCTATTCAAATGGGGCAAAGTGCTGCTATGAATCAAGCAGGTCTAACTTCTAACCTATTAAGCAATGTAGGCGCTGTTCAAGCTGGCGGCATCACAGGCGCGGCTAATGCACAGGCAGGCGGCATTGTAGGAGCGGCTAACGCTAGAGCGGGTGGTCTTGTGGGTGGCGCTAATGCAGAGCAACAGGGTGCAGCTAATATACTAGGCTCTGCGGCTATGTACTTCTCAGACAGACGATTAAAAGAAAACATTAAGCAGGTCGGTACTGGCGACAGAGGCTTACCCCTTTATAAGTTTAACTATATAAATGAGAATGATTCTTATTTAGGCTATATGGCTGACGAAGTACAAAAGCTAGACCCTGATTCGGTATTCCTTGATACAGACACTAACTACCTAAAAGTTAGCTATAAATACGCACCTGTGAGGCTTAACTAATGGCAATAGACCCTAGCATCATAGGCAGACTTGATACTCGCCTACCCTTAACGGCTCAAGTAGCTGACCCTGTGAAAGCAATCCAAGGCGGTTTATTAACTCGCTCACAATTCGACAAAGCTAAAGAGTTGAGAGAGACAAAAGATGTAAGGAATAAGCTATTAGAGCAGCAAGAGAAGATAGGTCAGCAGCAAATAGAGACAGGTGATATTGCGCTAGAAACTGCTCAAGAGATTAAAAACTTTGAATCTATACACCAAGGTATATCTGATATGGAGGGTTTTATCAGGAGTGGTGATTTAGGTGGCGCTGAGAATATGCTGAATGAGCGTATAGCTAAAGGACAAGCAGAAGGGCGGGATATGTCCGACTCTATAAGAGCGCGTGACGACCTACTAAACGATATGCAGTCAGGAATGACAGCTCAAGAGATTCAAAAGAAACAGTATTCAGAATTGCAAGCAGATAAGGCTGAAGTTATTGACGCTATTAACTTGCGAAGAGGCAAGCTTGAGTCAGCCACAGGTGTAGACTCTGATACAGCCTTAAAAATGCAAGAGGCTAAATTTAAGCAAGTAAGAGAGCTTAGAGGCGATGCTGAGAAAATATCTAAGACCTTTAAGCAAACACAAGAGGCATACAACAGAGTTAACTCTGTATTTGAGACTAACGAAAGCGCAAAGGCAGCAGAGGCTGATATGAGGAATGCGCTAACTTCTCAGCAAGATGATGCGGGCGCTGATGCGCTATCTGTTTTGGAAAGCACAGAGGCTTTTGGTGACATGGCTTTGATATTTAACTATATGAAAGTGCTAGACCCAGGCTCAACAGTTAGAGAGGGTGAGTTTGCTAACGCTCAAAACACAGCAGGCATACCCGATAAGGTTAGAAACCTTAGAGACCAACTACTAGCAGGTAAGCGATTACAGCCAAACCAGCGAGAAGGTATTAAGAATCAAGTTGAGGGGCTTTACAGCACAGCAAGAAAGCAAAACAAAAAAGACCTTTCTAAGATTATAGGGCAAGCAGAAGAGAATGAGCTTCCTTTAGGTCAGATAGTAGATTTAGGTGAACCTGAGCCAGACCCCGCACAAGTTACAGACGATGAGCTAGCAGACGCTCAACAACAACCAGCGACACCTCAGCCAATTAGTGTGCAAGAAGGCACGATTATATCTAACGGGCAGCAACAACTAATACTTAGAGGCGGGCAGTGGATTCCGTTTCAGGGGCAATAATGGCTGAACTACCAGAAGGGTTTGAAGTAGTCTCACAACCTAAGCAAGCACAACCCTCTCAAGCGCCAGCAGTACCAGAAGGGTTTTCTATTGTTGAATCTCAAGCATCTTCTAGCGCACCCCTAGAGGTTACTTTTGGCGAGAATCCAGCAGAAGGCAGCATACTAGACCCTCTGGCAAGCGGCTTAGGTTTTGGCTTTACAGATGAGGCTTTAGCGGGCATGGGTACAGCTTTCGCTTTGGTTAAGGGTGATATAGAACCTAATCAAGTGGGTGAGATGTATGAGGGCATGAGAACAGGTCTATTAGAACAGAGACAGAGTTTTGCAGAAGACCACCCCGTACAAGATTTTCTAGCAGAAATCGCGCCAATGATTGTAGGCGGACTTCCTAAGATTATGGAGCAATACGCTTCTAAAGGGCTGTTTGGTGCTGGCATGGTGGGCGGTGGCGAAGCTGGTCTATATGGCGCAGGTACAGCAGAGGGAGACGGTATAAAAGAGGGCGACCCTATAAATGTGCCTTTCACAGATATTCAGATAGGTGAGTCTCCTATAGATGTGCCCGCTAGAGTTGAAGGGGCAGTAACAGAAGCGCCTATTGGTGTTTTGGGTGGCGCAGGTGGCGCTAAGGTAGTAAATACAGCGACAGACCTAATACAAAACGCAGCCACTAAGAAAAAGCTAGTAAGAGAGGGTAGAGCGGGTACTGAAAGAGCTGATTTAATCTTAAAAGACCCTTCTAAGGCACAGCCTACTGAGGGTATGTTTGACGAGCCTTCTGGTTTGTTTGAGGTGAGCAGTCAATTTATGCCTAACCAGCCTCGCGTGGTTAAGCTAAAGAGCGCAGACAAGGCGTTTAAGCAGCAAATAAGCAAGGGTACTGTAGCCAGAATAGCTAAGGCGAACAAATCTACAAGAGACAGCATGAAGCTGCTAACCAAACGCCACTACCAACAACTAGAAGGCATCTCAGACGATGAGGCTTATGGAATTATTGGTGATGAGTTTTCTAAGAGATTGACAAAAGTACAAGATACCCACAAAAAGGCTCTAAACTCTCAGAAGCGAGCTGTACAGACTGATTTAAGAGGAATTAAGGGAGAGCAATTAGCTAACTCGCTAGATAACTTTGCAGATGATTTATTTAGAGTTGATGAGGCGGGAAACCCTGCGGGAATCCTGAATAAAAACAATATATCTGTAAACGATAAAGGCTCTCTTGATTTCTCTCAAGTGCCTGAGTTAAACCCATTGTCAGACCCTTCTAACCAAGCAACACTCAATAAGATGTGGTCACAATATAAGAAGGTCAAAAATGGCGAGGACTTGCATAAGCTTAGACAGGATATTGATAAAGCAAGAAAGAACCCGCCTAAAGGCTTGGCAAAAGTGGACGATGTTTCTAATAACATTCTAAAACAGATGCGCGGCTCTCTCAGAAACCAGCTTATAGATTTATCAGACGACTACGCAGAGGCTAATGGCGTGATAAGCAGAAACATAGCAGCCTTTGAGAAGATGGAAGACACTATACCTGCGTTAAAGAAAATAGATTTCAACGACCCTGATGGCTACCAGAAGGCTATGGATTTAGTGGCTAACAAGTCTCGAAGCATGAGCGCAAACACAGACCAAGGCATAAAGATGCGCGACATGATAGACACCTTTGACAATCTATCTGCTGAGTATGGTGGAAAGTTTGACACAGACATAAAGCAGTTGTCTCGATATTTCTTAGACCTAAAGCAGTCTATGGGTACAACCAAGCCTGCCTCTTTTGCTGGAGAGGGTGAAACCTTTGTTAAGCGAGGTGTAGAGAAAGCGAAGCAATATACAGGGCTAGACCTTATAAAATCCAAACAATTAGACATAACTAATCGCACTAAACATGATGCACTTTTAGATGTAATAGACGAGGCGAACAAAAGGCAAAAATAATGGCATATAAAATAGGCGAACCCACACAACAGCAGTTTATAGATGATAATGGCGACCCTGCCACAAGTCATAAACTCTATTTCTATCTAGAAGGCACAACTACCCCTACTAACGTAGCTTTCGACACTGCGGGAAGCTCTGTAGCTACCACTGTGACTATTGGTAGCAATGGCTACCCTCAATCAGGTGGAAGCGATGTAACTATCTACTACGATGAGGACACGACTTACGACATCGTTAGAAAGGATGCCGCTGACGTAGCTTATGGCGCGACAATCGAGAGCTACAAAGTACCTACCCCTAGCTCAACAGATACTATTAAATCTGTACTAAGCGCGGGCGGTAGTGCTGCTGATGTGATAACAGCTAGCTTAACCCCTGCGCCTACTTCTTTAGTAGACCAGCAAACTGTCATTGTAGAATTACAACATGGCGCTAATACAACAACAACTCCTACCTTTAACCTAAACTCTCTAGGCGCTAAGACTATTGTCAGAGACGATGACCAAGCTCTAGTAGTGGGTGATACAGGTGGAGATGGTTATAAGCTATTATTGTCTTTTTCTAATACGAAAGATTCCTGGCAGTTATTAAACCCCGCGAAATCAGGCGTATCTAAAACAATTTATACCAGCAACGACACTCATACACCATCTAGCAAAGCCTCTACTATAGAGTTTGAGGTTATTGGTGCGGGTGGAGGTTCTGGCGGCTGTGCAGCAACAGGTGGAGCGCAGTATTCAACTGGTGGCGCTGGTGGCGGTGGTGGGTATGTAAACCATTCGACTACCACTGTCGATACATCTTATACCATAGTTGTTGGCTCAGGTGGTGCGGGTGGCACAGCAGGCGCTAACGCTGGCAGTGTTGGCGGTGATTCCTCAGTAACAGGCGCTTCTATTACTTTAACAGGTAACGGTGGTGCAGGTGGCATAGGCGGTACAGCCATTGGCTCTGTTATATATCCTGCAACTTCTGGAGGAACTGCAAGCGGAGGCTTATTTAATGTTGCTGGAGGAGATGCTGGTAGTGGTCTTGATGGGGGATTGTCTTTTAAACAGACAATAGTGGCTACGGCTACAAGACCTAGCGCGGGTGTTGCTGGTATTGATTACGGCACTGGTGCTAGTGGCGCTGCAAGCGACCCAAATGAGTCAGCTAGAGCTGGCGCAGCAGGCGGTGATGGAATCGTAATAGTAACTGAATACTAGAGGTAATTATGAGCGGATTTGTAATACTAGCACTAACAGTATCTATCACTTTATGGGTGGGGGATATGATAGAAGAGCATGAGCAAAAAGACATTAACATTGAGCAACAGAGGTAAAAATGTACTACCAATTTGAACAAGAACAAAACATAGCAACTAATGGCACTAAAACCATTACTGTAAATAAACCAGTGGATAAGTCTCGCAATCCTGACGACCCTTTCACAGACAAGCACTGTATTGCTATTGACCCAGGCGGCTTCACTGCTGGAACTATCACAGTAACCTCTACCGCTATCGGAGCGGCTTCTGATGAGGCTGTGTTTGAAGATGGCAGTGCTTTAGTTATCAATCTAGCCACAAGTGGCGAGCCTTTCACTCGCAAGCTTGAGGGCTTTCCTGTTGAGTCGTTTAAGTTTGTCGGAGCTTCTATGACAGGCGGCAGCGGTAACGATTGGGGAATAACTATAGTTTCAGGTCACTAGAATGACTTTAGACCTCTCTAAAATGTCGCTCTCTAAGATGGCTTTAGAGGGGATGGATGTTAATACAATAAATACCAGACTTGCGACTGCTTCCACTTTTTACGCAATGACACAAAGAACAGCCGCCTCTGTCGCTACGGTTGCCACTTTTGCTGATGGTACAACTTACTATCCAGTGGCGTTGACTACAGCGGCAGTAGGCACAGCTTATAATTTTACAGATAACAATGACGGAAGCTTTACAAACGCAAGCGGCATCACCTTAAAAGTAAGGGGAACGGTTTTAATACAGGGTGTAGATAGTGTTGCGGATTTACAACTACTCTTAACAGCTCAAACAAATGAAAGCGGCTCATGGGCTGAGATAGACACAAGGCGCGGAAGCATGACAAGAACACCAAGCTCATCAAACCCTATCACCTACACTTGTCAATACTCTCTTTCTTTAAGTAACGGGAAATCAATACGACCCGCAGTAAGGGCATACGATGGAACGGGTGCAGAAACTTTTAGCGCGTCAACTATTACGCATTCAGTTTGGGGGTATGAATAATGGCTACTAACCCTAAAATGATTGGCTCAACTATTGGCGCGGATAATTTAAACACAACAGAGGCTATGAGTACGAGTGCTTATGTTTTGCTTAATCCCGCTTGCGTAAGTGGAACTAATAACAGGAATTGCACAGACACATCAAGCGCGGGGCAGCTTAAAAACGAATCAGGGCAAGACTTAGATATTGAAATACTTTTTTCCTTGTCCAGTGATGATTCTGATCAGACAGCTAGATTCGCGCCAATGACTTCAACAGATAACTCAACATACACAGAAGACACCACAGCATACGCATGGACTTACCTAGTTGGCGCTGACCCGAAAGTCGTAGTGCTTAAATGGAGGCTAACCCTAGCGGCTGGTAGCTGGGTGGGTGTAGGCGTTAAGGGTGACACAAACACTAATAACCAATCTTATAGAACATACGTTTTGCATATTAGGTCTATTGAGGGCTACGGTACACCTTCACTTATTGGTGATGCGTACTCTACTTATGACAACACAGAAGAGACAACAGCAGGTACAACAGCTTTCCAGGTGCCTCTTGTTACAACAACAGCAGCAGGGGAAAATGTCGGTTTAACAACGGACAACGCAGGAGCATTAACAAACAATACAGGCAGCACATTGGTGTGTGATGTTTTCTGGTTTGGCACAGGTCGAAAGCCCACATCTACATCGAGAATTTACACCTTTAGCATTGGTAAAAACACAGGCTCTGGTTTTTCGGCTGTAGACACAGGCACTAGCCGAATCAACTTAGCACAACAATCACAGCAGGGGGTTTTCGCTTTTGCTACAGTTAGCCTAGACGATGGCGATTCTATTGCAGCGATGTTTAGTTGCCCCTCAACCAACGCTAGCTGGGAAATGTGGTCTTATCAATTACATATTATGAGTAGAACTTAGGAGCAAAATTATGGATTTAGTATTACATGGCGTAGAGCCAAACAGGGTTTTAATAGGTACAGATGCAGACGGTAATCGCTGGAATGCTCAAGAGGGTTTGCATGATGGTGGTGCTAAGTTTGCTAATGCTATGGCTGACGATAACAACAACACTGTCACAAAATTTGAAGACACTCAGGAATATGCTGACGGTGTAGCTGCACAAGAAAGATATAACAAGCTAGGTGAGATTGAGGCGCTCGAACAAAAGGCTTTACGCTCAGTGATTGCTTTGTCGCTTGACCCTAGCGACAATACAGAGCGCGGGTATCTTCAAGACTATAAAAACCAAATAGACGCGATAAGAGCTAGCTTATAAATGACTATAGACGTATCAGGCGGGGGTGGTGGTGTAGCAGATGTACCTCTAGCAGGTAATGACAGCTCCACTGCTTTAAACACAGGCTCTAGCTTTACAGGCTCATGGTCTGCTGTACCTGTTGGCTCTTTGCTTACTGTTGATTTAAAGAGTGATGTGGACTTAACTTTAAAAGTTGAGTATTCCGTAGATGGTGGTACTACAACGGACTCTACCTTAACTCGATACTATCGCACTGCTTTTATATTTGCTCCCCAAACCTTTAAGAATGCTAGACCCTATGTTCGTTTAGTTGTTGAGAATAGTAGCGGTACAAACGCCACATACATGAGATTAAATTCCTATGTGGGTGAAGGCGAGGCTATTCTTAACATACCCGTAGACGGCACAATGTCTAAGGACTATGGGGCTATCTCTACACGCCCTACTGACTTCCATGCAGAGGTAGCATTGGGAAGGCGGCAAGGTGTGAGTTTATGGAATAAGTTTGGATATAACGATGATGTTGACACAGGCACAGAGCTTCTAGCTTCTTGGGGTGGTACTTTTCAGTTTCTAACAACAGGCGAGACTATCAATATCGTATCGACATCTACTGCTGACGATGGCGACCCTGCTGGTACAGGCGTAAATTCTATTGTTGTTTATGGTGTTGATGAAAACTGGGATTCTCAAACTGTAGTCTACACAATGGACGGCACTAGCACAGTCACAAGCGCAGAATCATGGATAGGCATAAATAGGGTAGCTGCTTTCCTATCAGGAAGCGGGCAAACTAACGCAGGCACTATCAACATTACTGCAACTACATCGGGCTACCAGATGGCTCAAATGCCAGCAGGGGAGGGGGTATCTCAACAATGTATTTTCTACACTCCCCAAAATCATACATTCTTAGCTGAGTGGTTACATTTCAACAGTATCAAGTTATCAGGCGGGGGAAACCCTGAGCTAATCTTTAAAGCGTGGGTTTATAGTGCTGTAAACAATACTAAACAAGAAGTATTCAGGGGAAAGATGGATTTAGCCAGAAGTAATGATTTAGATGTAGCGCCCCCTGTGCCTTTTCCTCTTTCTGAAAAGACTATATTCTGGCTAGAGTGTACCACTGACTCTGATAATACTCAGGCAAGCGCCAGGTTTTCAGGTGAGCTAGCAAGAGACGCAGACGCATGATTATAGAAGATGCAAAAAAGTTAATTATACAATCTGACTCTCGCGGTGTGTGGATTGGTTATTTAAGGAAGGAGATAGGCGCAGATGCGGTTAATGACTTACTAGAGTCGGGTGAGTTTGTTAAGGTTAAGCAATCCAACCCTATCCACAATAACGGCTCTAGCGGTATGGTTTGGGCAGTCAAGGGTGCTAAAAAATGACAACGCCTATACAATTAGTCTTTATCGCTCTAGGTGTAATAATCGCCATTCAATCACTGTCAAAAGGTATAGCTGTTGGCGCTTTGCCTACAGGGTGGTTTTTTGCAGAAGATGCTGAGAACTCAGTCTATGTTTGGCTAGGTGCTGTCTTTGTATGGAGCTTATCGCTCGTTTTCTTATTAAAGGTTCAAGATGCTCGAAATAATCAAAAACAGCCTCAACGATAAGAGCGGAGCACTTACTGTCATACTAGCGGTGATTATAATGGCTGTAGGAGGCTCTTATAAGCTGCTGACAGACCGTTTAAATGAAGAGCATAGAGATGTGACACAGTTACAAAAAGACCTTCACAGCCTTGATAAGCGCGTTACAGTGCTAGAGGTTAAGAATGACAATTGAGCAATTTTTAAATAATGTTATAGGCTCTTCCTGGCTTTTACCCTTATTAGCTATTTTAGGGTGGATATTAGTCAAGTATTTAGATGGTAAGTTTCTATCTACTGACGACTTCAATAAATACAAGGAAGCTAGGGGTGAGGAGGAAAGGGAATACCGTGAGCATATTAAGGATGAGTTTGAAGAGAAGCAGCGGTATATAGAAACCGTGGATAAGAAAGCCAACGATAACGGGAGAGAAGTGGCTAGGCTTGAGGGTAAGTTAGAGAGCTAAACTCCTTTCTAGCCCTCTTACTTAATGCGCGTTTTATTTTTTTTCTTTGTCCAGACTTCCATGTGTGGATATTTTTAGCGCAGATTGCATCTACCTCATCACCTGACTTGAGTTTCTGTTTCACTCTACAGCTTCGCTAACAGCATCCTGTACAGCTTCATTTTGCACCAAATCTAAAAGTGCTT